TTACAAATTAGATAACGCTTTGACTGCTAAAGCAGACTGCTGCTTATTAGCGACATCTAAAAGGTGTGAGTAGACTCTGAGAGTTATTGTAACATCAGCATGACCCAAGCGGTGTGAAATATAATTGATGTCGACCCCCTGTGATAGCAAATAAGACACATGTGTATGTCTTAATCCGTGAAAAGTAATCACTGGGCTAATTCCTAGGGAAGGTAACAGCCTACGTAGGTCAGCGTTGATTGTGCCATCACGTAAAACTGAGTGTCGATAGCTCATGAAAACGAGCTGATCAGGATCTCTAAAACCGTGCCGCATAAAATATTCGCTTTGCTGCCTGTGTAGCTGTCTAAGCAATTGTAATAGGTCATCGGTAACTTCTATCGTTCTAACGCTAGAGGGGGTCTTAGTGGCCTTAAATCCGCCTCCTGAGAGCCAGTCCCAAGTCTTGGTTATGCTAATCGTTTTGTTTTCAAAATCGATATCCGGCCATGTCAGCCCAATCACCTCTGCAAAACGAGCTCCCGTATCGACTCCGGCAGCAATGACATAATTATACATGTGAGTCATATCAGCATGCGAGTAACAATACTTTTTAAGTTTTTTGTAGTCAGACACCTGTAAATATTTTAAGGCCGTGTCTTTCCCTTTGCTACCCGGTATGCTTATATTATTTGCGAAGTTACGACTAATTAGAAGATCATCCATTGCACTGGCCGCCATTGCTTTGACATATTGGTGAAGATTGCGAACGGTTCCGCGCGCACGTTTCTTGGGGACATGATTTTTAGGCTTGTGCCGAGGCGCGACAGTACCCGCTGCATAAGCGTTGAGAAATGTTTGATAATCGCTGCGTGTAATGTCTTTAATTCTGGTATTAGGTCCAAAATATGACAGTAGTGCTTTACGAATACCAGGGTAGTGTGACTCCGTAGCATTTGAATGTTTGCCAAGTTTAAAAGCACTGAGCCACTGGTCCCAGTATTCAATTAGCGTAATATTGGCATGGTCAATTTTGGCACCGTATGAGGCGTCAATTTCGACCTTGGAGGCTGCTAATTTTGCAGCAGATTTGCTTCTGAATCCGCCCTGGCTTGTTGTATGGTATTCGCCGTTAATATCTTTGTAGCTGACACGATATTGCCACGAATCTCCTCGCTTACTAATACTGGCCATCATTTACACCTCCTTGTGCTATAATACAGACGGGTGCTATTGCACCCACCATACAGTCACGTTCTTTTTAGCGTCTACCCATTCGGTGGGGTAGGCGCTTTTTGCGCTATTTCCTGCCTGCTTTTTTCTTGTTAATTGCCTCATTTACGTTACTGAGTGGAATATCTTTGATGAATCGTTTTTCTCTAATTCTAGAAAAGGGGACAACGATCTTGTAGTTTAGTTCTGTTTTTTCTTTATCACTGAAGACTTCGGTGTTTGAAATGTCTAGGAGAACTGAGTGCTCATATTTTTTGATCGGTTCTCCTTCAAAATTTTTCCAGCTTTTTTCGCCAAACTTATAAGAGATTACTGTAATTGGTTTCATAGATGATACCTCCTATAAGGAGAATGAGTTGTGAAAAAATAAGTTAGAGAAAACAAAAGCCCACGTTGCTGTGAGCCTGAAATGAACCTTGCCTTGACTAAAAAAGAATCAGCTTAATGAGGCCTCCAACAATGGCAACAACAATGGCCCATGCCAAAGCCCGTGTTGTCGACTCTTTTTCAGATAAAACAGCAGTAGTAGTTTTTAGTTCATCGAGTCCGTCAGCTTTGATTGAAATTGCATTAACCGATTTTGTTAGTGCGTCAATCTTTATGTTGATAATATCAAGCTTGTGATTAGCGTCTTGCTCTGCAAACTTTAATTGATCTTGAGTCACGGTATTTTCATTTGTCATGTTATCCGCCTCCTTGGTTTTATTATACTCTGTTTTGCTTTTACCCGTTGCCGTAGTAATCCTATATCCCTTGATGAATGCCCGTATAGAAGAGGATCGTTTTATCTCTGTATCAGTTCTAAAGATAACTTTGCTAATCCCGGCATCAATCATTCTTGTCACCTCGTGAAACAAACAGATATGCAGTAGCCTTAGCATCATTATCGAAGGATATATCAAACCTTAGCCGATTCACTCCCTTAAGCTCTAATTTGTCAAATACAACGAAAAGAGTTGCATCAACAATGCCATATGTTCCTCTTGCCTTCAATGAAGAGGCGTCCATGGGTTGCTGGCTAGCTTCGAGCATAACGTTTCCGTTCTGATCGCTTACGGACAAAGTTAACGTATGCTTATCTAAAGTGAAATTAATGACTTGAACGTGAATATCGATGTGAAGTTTAGTGCTATCTAACGGGAGCACCATCATCGGTTTGGATTTGTCTTTCTCCGTGAAGTAGATGGCATTAATTATTGGCCGATCCATTTTGCTGTCTCCTATCTTAAATACCAAGCTTTTGTATCCAGTCGATGCTCAGTTAAACTGCTCGACATTTTGATCATCGTCTTGGTCACTAGCGCAAGCGGTTGTTGCACCAGCCAACAAAACAATGAGTAAGATGGCAACTATCTTTTTTAGCATAATGGATCACCTTCTTTATTGGTGTACGATACAAGCCCCACTCTCCGGCTTGCACGGGGATGCCGCTTGCGTGGGGGAAGGACTTTTTTGTGTATTATCAATTATCATGATTGTAGTTTCTTATCGTTTTGTGAATGAGACGGATGGCATTCCTCCGATAATCACGGTGTCACCATTTTTCAAATTGACGTTTACCTTTGGCACCTGACCAGCGGACGAATCGGAGCCTAAAACTTCATTGATGTCTGTGCCAAATAGATTCTTAGGTTGAACAAAGAAGTTACCGGATGTGCCCGCTGCTGGGGACACCGTATATTTGCCTTTCTTGATATCCTTACCAACAGTCCAATATCCCGTGCCGAGGCTGCTGGTATTTTTCTTATTACGCGATGTTACGGGCACAAAGTGTGCTGATGTCATGCCGGAAATCTCAACCTGGTCGCCTTTTTTAAAGGTGGCTGTTACGGCAGATGTGGTTGCAGACTCATCTGATCCCAAAATCTCATTGACGTCTTGTCCGTTTGATTTCTTCGGCTGGTTGAGAAAGTTACCCGTGCCTGAAGTAGAACTGACCGTGTATCGCCCAGACTTGAGCTCCTCTCCAACGGTATATGTGCCAGGAATCAATGTTGCCTCAGCGGCTTTAGCTTGTGCCAGAGTCGGAGGAGTGATGAATATGGCGATTGCAGCTACCAAAACTGTGCCCAGCACCAGCAAAAAATGTTGTACTGACAATTTCTTTTTCATAATGAATCCCTCCAAAAAATTCAGCTTTTAACGTCGATCAGGGTTTGGACGTAAGATTGCCATATGGTTCAGCTTGTGTTGAGGAAAAAACTACAGTCCCAGAAGCTGTTTCTTCTTAGCGTTGAATTCTTGTTCATTAATAATGCCATCATCTAAAAGAGACTTATATTTTCTAAGTTCATCTGGAGTATCCAACTTTGAAAATGATTGAACGCTTGTTGAGGGGGATAACTTGATGTCCATAATCAATTCGTTTATCAGGTCTGATGCTTTTCTAAAGTCATCGAATAAATTGCTGTTTAAAGATATTGTGTTTGGAGATTTAGCAGGATCAGTTTTTGAGTCAGTAGACCAATAATTTCGTGGTAGATTTTGAACTCCTCCTGCTGCTACTTCAAAGTATCCAGTCAATAAATGAGTATCAACTTCGACGTTTGTGATGTTTGCAATCGGCATTTTAAATCGGTTCTGGCCGACAAAATGACCGGTCATAAAGCCTGACTTAAAAATGTAAAGATATGACCTTGTCACAATCAAATATTCTTTGAATGCGCCTTTAAGAGCTATAAGTACCTCCTCGTTAGATTCCCAGTCGCGAGCTATGGCTATCTGCAACTTGCCAATTTCATTTGGTTGAATTAAAGCGTTGGTTGATAGTTGAAATGACGTTTTGTTTTCGCTTGTTAAATATTCTTTCCCTGAACGGCCACTTTCTAAAATCTCTTTGAATCTATCAATTGTGAGCTGTTGTCCATATTTAGTTGCTTCTAGAGTACTAAAGCCCGCTTGTTTCCAGTGTGGTACGCATACCCAAATACCATCGCTTAGCTCAACCTTCCCAGTAAAAGACCCAATTTTAATGCCATCCACACCGCAAGTGTAAGCCATATTTCTCCCTCCAAAAAATTCAGCTTTTAACGTCGATCAGGGTTTGGACGTAAGATTATTTGAATGCGTATGATCCGACAACTTTACCAATCACTTCAATATTGTCTGTGTCGTCAGCGTAGAAGTCCGGGTAGATACGTTCGCCAGTTTCTTCATCTACGTCATCGTTCAATGACCGAAGGCACAGACGATCTTGCTCGAATATCAGTTTTTTGATGAATGTCATGTCATCAATATCAACTACCGCGATCATGCCGTTAGTAACATCTTGTGTTTTTTGAACAAAGACAAACTCACCATCATCATAGGTAGGATGCATACTGTCGCCGACAACTTTGAAGCAGTAATCGTAGTGAGACGGAATGGCACTATCCGGGATCTTAACTGTGTCCATTGGTTCATCGCGATCATCATTAAAGGCACCATATCCAGCGGCCACAATACCATCAACCTCAACATTGAACTCTGGTTCATCGAGATTACGTTCTACAAGCGCTTCATCTAAGCTGACAACGTTGTCTGGATTCTGCTGCTCATTGAGCTGCTTTTCCGCGTACGTGTAAACTTTCTGCTGACGTTCGGGGTGGAGTTGAACCACCGTGTCATGAATCTTATCCACAACGGTGTCAGCTTTCAGACCCATTAAAACTTCTGGTTTAATATCGAGGGCATTCGCTACCTTTGCAACTACTTCAATTGGAACCTTTTCGATGTCTCCTTTTTCATATCGAAAAACCGTTGATCTAGAGACGCCAATTTTGGCGGCAAGAGAATCTGCGCTAATGCCTTTTTGTTTACGAATAGTTTTCATTCGTTCTCCAACGTTCATATGTGGCACCTCCTATATGGCTACAATTATAAACCGAAGTCGCAAATTTGCAACAACAAAAGTCGCATATTTGCGATTTTTATATTGACACTTGCTTATAAGCGCTTTATGCTTAGTTCATCAAGTCGCAGGAATGCGACAGAAAGGAGAATCATATATGGTTAATGTGAATTTGGATCGTTTAAAGGGACTTATGACAGAACGACACGTCACTCAAGATTCTCTAGCTTTAGCATTAGGGATCGCAAGAAGCACATTATTTCGGAAAATGCAGCGGGGTGGAAAAGACTTCACGGCACAAGAAATATTCAAAATGATGCAATTCATCCCTCTTAGCGATCAGGAAGCAATTGATATTTTTTTAAAGAAAAAAGTCGCAATAACGCGACCTAAGGGGATGACGGTATGAACGAACTACAACTATTTCAGTTCGAAGATAACCAAATTCGGACTGTCAGCTCCAACGGCATTATCTGGTTTTCAGCACCGGATGTTACGAATGCGCTGAAACTAACAAACACAACGGTAGCGTTGAAATCATTAGACGGCGATGAGGTGACTAAGTTTAACTTAGGGGGCTTATCAGGCGAGACAAATTTCATCAGCGAACCGGGGCTATACAAACTGATTGGTGCTAGTCGAAAACCAGCGGCCAAACGTTTTAACCGTTGGGTAACGCATGAAGTCCTCCCATCAATCCGTAAGCATGGTGCCTACATGACGCCTGAAACGATTGAGAAGGCTATCTATAATCCAGACTTCATTATCAATCTGGCAACGCAGCTAAAGGACGAACAAGCCAAAACAGCGGAACTTACGGCTGATAACGAAATAATGAAGCCTAAAGCGTTGTTTGCAGACGCGGTAGCCACCAGTCACACAACCATCTTGGTCGGTGATCTTGCCAAGGTAATCAAACAGAACGGCGTTGACATTGGTGCCAAGCGGTTGTTCGCATGGCTGCGTGAGCAAGGTTATCTGATCAAACGGATTGGTGCCGACTATAACTCGCCGACACAACGCGCGATGGAGCTAGGCTTGTTCGAGGTCAAGGAAACGGCGATCAGTCACTCGGACGGCCATGTAACAGTTCAGAAGACTCCAAAGGTGACCGGCAAAGGCCAGCAGTATTTTATCAACAAGTTTCTACAAAAGGAGGCTGTCTAAATGAACGGACGCACACAGGAAAAACTAGCCAATGTCGTTAAAGTACAAGACAAAGATGTTGAAGACCAAGTAACTGGAATGGTCATTGATCTTCTCAAACAAAAAGGCTTCACATTTGCCAACTTTGAATCAGTTGTAGCACGTGTGAAGTCTCACTATCAGAACAACGCAACTATTTAGACCAGGTGTAACGGTATTGTTCGCCTGACCCATTTTCGGCAATCAGATACCAACGGCCAGCTCCAGAAACCCGAATTGTAACTGGGGACTCATCATAGTGACCTCCGAAATACGTAAAGTGGTCACCACGTTGGCGAGCATTGAAGTTTGCTTGATCCACTAAGTAAACGTTCGCAGAGTGCGGAAGCTCGACTGTAACAGCTAGAGCTCCGCCCGGATTGTCATAATAAGGGACTCGCACCATGAAGATTCACCTCCTTTCGGGTTTCATTATCCATCAGGAGGCATTCACAGGAAAGGAGGAAATGCCATGCCACTGTTGCAGGTTGTTGAAGATGATCAGATTTCAAGCAAAAAGTATTTAGCGGTCGATGAAGAAGAACTGGCAAAGATGATCAAGGAGAACCAAGAACTCAAACGCAAGCTAGCAGCACGAGGCATGTGGACGCTCACAACCGCAACAAGCTATGTCGAAGGGCATAACAACACGTGGGTAGTTAACAATATCTTGAACGTCCCACGCTTCCACAAGTTCTTGCAAGATACCGTGGTTTCATATCCACCGCCTGGCAAAAAGGGGTATCTGTTTCATCCCAAACCATGGCTTGACTTCTTAGACAAATGGTTCCCAGAGATTTCAAGGTCACTTAGAGAGAAGGACAAATAATGATTGGTTATTTACTAATTGCTGGTGGCTTCGGCGTGATCGTTGGTCACTGCTTAGGCCACAGAGAAAATTGGAGGCAGTGGATTGAATGAAAGATGAGCAGGATGAATTTAGGCAAGATGCGTGGTTTTTGATCACATTGCTGTTTCTTGTTGTCATAAACATTATTGCCTGGATTGCCGTGGGAATTTCGTTAATTGTCAATTTTAGCATCTTATTTTTGGGAGATCTCATCTTGACATTTATGGGCATTTTCCTGACAGCCCTATCGTTCATATATGCTGCCATTCTCATTGCGGTGTTAGTTGATAGTTGGAGAAGGGCGCAACGATTTGATACTTAGCCAGAATCTTATTGTAATCAGTCTCTCTTAGCTTCCCAGACGGCTCACGAATCCAACGGCGATTGTTGGCATCGGTGAAAAAGATAAACGCTATCGGCCTTTTACCACCCATTGCGGGTGTCGGCGCCTTCACAGTGCTTATGTATCTATTTGGCGGTAGCACATCGTAATGGCTGTAAAGACTGTTATCAGCGATGAACTTGAGGTCTTGATTTATATCTGAGTTAAAGCCGTTGTTGAGCGTGACAAGCACAAAAACGTTGAAAACGGGGGTTTGATTTTGGTTAGAAAGTTCTACTTCTGCTGAGTCTCCACTAACCGATTTAGTAATCCAAGCCGCCACATTACTGGCTTGTGCTTGACGGGCACTGTCCATTTTTTCCTGATTAATTTTATGAATTTGGGCAGTATTGAGCCAGATGTTAGCAATTGTGAAGCCAGCAACGAAGACGGACACAATGAAACTAGCTATTGGGATCCAATTATTGATGATCGAATCTCGTATTTTCTTAAACTTAGTCATTCTAATCACCTCTTCGTGATTATCGCACAAAAGGGAGCAAACAATATGCTCTATTCACAGCTTAATCAACGAAATAATTGGCAAAACAAAAACCGCTAAGCGCTAGCACACTTAACGGCCAAAAATGAGGTTTCACATTGAGTGACCTCATTATATCACAGAAAGAAATGAGGTAAAACAATGGCCAGAGAAATTGGCAAGCAACTTGACCGTCTTGAATCACTTGCATACAAAGTAAGAACTGATCAGTACCTTTTGGATTATTTGAGAGAATGGGCAGAAACCAAGTGCGATCTATTCAGGGATGATGATCCTCACATGACCGATGGTGAGAAGATTCAAGACCGGCTGTTCCTAAAAGACAACTTTAAAAAATACATGGATATCTTGGGTCAAACATCACTCGATATGATCAAATTCGAAGCAGACTTAATGGATGTTCGCCAAAACATTGCCGATCAATGCTTCCCTGAAGGCGGTGTCGATCATGAATGAAAGCCCTAGTTACTATGCCATCATTCCAGCAGGTGTGCGCTATGACAAACAGCTACCACAAGGATCCAAGATCTTGTATGGCGAGATCACGGCACTCAGCAGTAAGAGCGGCTCTTGTTGGGCGAGCGATCAATACTTTATGACTTTGTACGAGGTAGGTCAAACCACTATACAAAGATGGCTACGTGCTTTAGAAGACAGCGGATATATTGAACGTCATGTCAAATACAAAGACGGTACCAAAGAAATTGAAAAAAGGTATATCAAAATTCGTACAGACCCTATGCCCAAAAATGGTAATACCTATAGCCAAAAACGGGTATACCCTATGCCCAAAAACGGGCAAGAGAATAATACAAGTATTAATAAAAACATACGTGCATCCAGCACGTTAGAGAGTGACTTTGAAAAGCTCTGGAAACTGTATCCAAAGAAGATCGGCAAGAAGCCGGCACTAGCTGCGTACAAACGGGTAATGAGTAGAAAGAAGAACCCTGCTACCAACAGACAAATTCAGGATGGCATTGTGGCTTATCGACAGCTAATCAAGAGTAAAGGCACAGAGAAGCGGTTTGTCAAAGACGGTAGTACTTTCTTCAACCAAGAGGCATGGAACGATTACCTTGAGGTCGTAAAGGAAGAACGAGATGAACGGGAAGCTCGAAAGCCTAAGTTCGATCCCAAGAAAACTGCTATTGCAATGTATATCGACTACAACAGCCCTGACCGAGTGCTTGAAGAAATTCAAGCGCAGGGTATTCCGATCAATCCAGAAGATGCTAAACGTTACATTGCTGAATACGATGAAGGGAGGCAACAAGCTTGACGAAAAAGCTTTATGACCCTAGCAATCCTGAACCACATGTCATGTATGGCTTATATACGAAGCCGGAACTCATCAAGTCTGAATGGATTGACCCTAAATGGTTTAACAGCCAGCAATACGCTGCAGTCGTTGCCTACATGAACAAGCTTCCGGGTGACGTTGATACGCTGGAATTACAGGATGGTTTTGATACAGCTCATCCTGGCGTGATGTCAGTAACAGATTGGCAATACATTATGACCAGCGATTTTGGCACCTCACGCTTTGACTGGTGGGTAGGCAAGCTTAAACGGGATTATTTCCGTAGTCAGCTCATTCAAACAGCACAAGCGTACTCGGAAGAACCAAGCGAGGACAATCTTACCGCGATGATGGTTGCCTCGCAGAATGCTACTGCTGCCAGTCAGACGGTAACTGAAAGTAGCATTGCAGATTTGGCAGCGGCCATGGAGGACAAAATGATACACGGTGCTGCTGACAATGGGATTAAAACGTACTTCACTCTTAATAACATTCTGGGCGGTGGTTTGATGCCAGGACGTTTGTTGACGATTGGTGCGCGCCCTGGTGTCGGTAAATCAGCATTCGCGGTTAATCTCATCGTCGAGGCTTTGAAACAGCAGCCGGAATTGACAGTTGATATGTTTTCACTTGAAATGTCAAATGCAGAAAACTACAACCGCTTGTTGGCCTGCAAGACTGGCATCAGTGCTGGTAAATTCATCAACCCGCAGAAAAGTCTAAGCGATGCTGAGAAGGTTGAGGTTGAAAAGGCGGGAAACGTCCTTAAAGACTATCACTTGCAGCTTTACGACAAGCAGGTGGAATTACCGCAGATCGTCAAAACAATGCGGCAGCGAGCCGCTGATGCAGATAAAGGCTACCTTGCGATTGTTGATTATCTTGGGCTGATTGGTGTTCGTAGCCAAGCCGATCGCCGTCTGCAAATTGAAGAGATCACCCGCCAATTCAAAGTGCTGACTAACGAGCTTGGTATCCCAATTGTTTTGCTTAGTCAATTATCACGAGGTGTTGAGAATCGTCAGGACAAGCAACCGGTACTCTCAGATTTACGAGAGTCGGGATCAATTGAACAAGATAGCAATGCGGTTGGATTTCTTTGGAACAGTGATCGGCAGAACGAAAAATCAGATATCCGTACTGTGACTTTAACAATTGCTAAAAATCGTGAGGGAGCACTTGGCAGCATTGATTTTCGCTTTTTCGCACCAAAGCTGCAGTTTAAGGTGGCGTATTGAAATGGCTTATCCAACTATGACACTTAAAGAGTTCAATGAGTACATGCAGGAGGGACATTATCAATACTCGCTGTTCATCATTCTGCAGCTTGATGAAGCAATGGAATATTTAAAAAAGGCGCAACAAGCCGATGCTGATATGAAGAAGTTTTGGTACCAATGGGCGTACGTTACCTTGACAGATGCCTTAGAGACGGCTGAGTCAGAATATTATGGAGAAACTAGTGCATATTTACCAACAAAAGAAACTGATCCAGTAACGCGAGCCTACTGCCAAAACACATACGACATTTGGCGGGGATATCTGAAGAAGCTAAATGTGAACTTACCGAAGCAAAAATTTTGAGGAGGCGATTGAGTTGGCAAGAATTGATTTAACTGGGCAGAGATTTGGCCGATTAGTTGCAATCAAAGACGCGGGATACACCAAGAACCATAGCAGAGTTTGGGAGTGCAAATGTGACTGTGGAAACACAGCCTTTGTTAAAGCAGAAAGCCTAAAGTACGGAGAAATTAAGTCTTGTGGGTGCCTTCGTAGCGATATATCTCATGAAAATTTGAAGAAAGCTTATAAGTGGAGTCAAGCTTACGATTGTAAGGAGCATACAAGGCTATCCGCGTTGAGCCAAAAAATTCATTCAAATAATAAAAGCGGTGTCAAGGGTGTTCAATGGGACAAATCAAGAAAAAAGTGGATCGCAATGTTATGGCTTAAGGGAGTTCGCGTTTTATATTCAAGATTTGACAAGAAAGAAGACGCAATTAGGGCACGACGCGAGGCTGAAGAGAAGTATTTCAACCCAATTTTGGAAAAGTACCATCGCGATAAAGAGTGAAATGAGGCAAAAGCATGATTGAGCATAAGGACGTGAAGCCAGCGTGATAAGGCTAACGATACCTGGTAACCCAGTCCCACAAGGACGGCCGAGGTTCACGCGAATGGGTCGTGCTTACGATCCGACTAAATCAAGAAACTACAAGCATCACGTTAAGAACGTGGCTTCAGAACTAAATATTGAGCCTCTAAGCGGCCCAATAAGGGTGGCAATGGAAATATACCGTCCGCTACAAAAGTCTGGCAGTAAGGCCTTAATAAGGCAGAAAAAAGAAGGCAAAGTTAGGCCAACAGTTAAGCCGGATGTAGACAACTACTACAAGTCTGTATCAGATGCGCTTACCGGTATTTTATGGGAAGACGACAACCAAATAGTCGAAATCCATGTTGGCAAATGGTACAGCGATCAACCACGTGTTGAGATTGAAGCAGAAGAGATCGATTAAGGAGAAAAAATCATGAATAAAAAACTGACATTTACAGTAACTGTTTTAGCAGGACTTATGTTTGGGGCTGGTGCAACCGCCATTGCCGACAATGTTTGGAAAGGTCACCAGAACATCGTGGAAACCAAAAACAATATCGACAAGCTGACGGCTAAGATCAACGCATCTCAATCTAGCTTGTCCGATTTGCAACATCAGTTGTCTGACGCGCAGGCACAGTATGCGGCCCTAAAACAGCAATACGGTAACGACGTGGCAAGCAAAGATGCCCAGATTCAGCAAAAGATCGTTGAAGGCCAGCGAGCGGTTGCCCAGAAACAGGCTGAGGTCGATGCTAAGCAGCAGACAATCAATGGCCCTACATCACAGTTAGAAGCCGCCAAACAGGCAAACAATGACTTATCACAGGCAATCAAAGACGCACAGAGCATCAAGGACTATTCCGATCAGGCTGTGAAGTCAGTCAGCGCGAAATGAGTCATAGGGGCTGCTATTTGGCTGTGAGGAGGCCGACCAATGAAAACAGGAGACGACACGTTCGATGACATCTACATCAGCAAAAAGACTGGCAAGGTTGTAGGCGTCATGTACGAAGGTGTGGACTACAAACTAGTGCCCGTGGAACCAAAGCAAAAAAAGATGAATTACGAAGAAGCACTAAAACGTGCAGAAAAGCTGCTTTCTATGGGAGATTATGTGGACGGCAACGTAAACGAATATGCCAATCTGAAAGCTGTGGCACTTGTTAAGAATATTTACGGGAGAGAGGACGAAAAATGAGCGAAGAAAAACTGTACGCGGTTAATAACGCAAAGGGACTTTATCTATCCATGAGTGCTGACACACTTCACCGTTGGCGTGAAGGTCAAGTAGATGCCACTACTAGCCAAAGAATAGCCCATGACCTTTGCACAGAACATGGTGGCCACGTTGTCACACTTGTTGAGGAACCTAAAAAGGTGGCCCTAACCAAGGAACAAGCCGAAATCGTTGAAGGGGCACGTGATGCAACATATCCGGCAAGTTATATTTCTAACTATACTAATTCTCATGACTGCGAGGAAAACCTACTTATTAACGCTTATGTCAACGGCTACACCATGGAAAAAGAGAAGAAATACAACGTCAAGGTGCCACATACCAAAGAGGTTTGGTATTACAAGTCCGGCGATACAGATTTGTTGACGATTTTCCCAGCGGATAAAGAACTTCGTGGCAAGTTCACTGAATCAGAGATCGAGCATTACGGCTTGCAAGACTGCGAGAAAGAAGAGGTGACTGACGATGGCATTCGTTGAGCTTGAAGACGGTAGTTGGATAAACCCTGAACTGGTTGAGCTGATATACAAGAAGCAATTAAACACAGACTTTTGGGCGGCCTCTATGACTAATGGAGATCCTGCCTTAATCACTGACGCCGATCGTGCTCACATTCTGAAAACTGCGGGGTTCGTGAAGATCAAAAAGGAGAAAAACGATGAGCAATGAGACGAAGTGGGACGTGTTGGAGAAATTAGCAGAATGCTACGCCGAGGTTTCTGACGCATATACCAACGAAACCGGAAGCCCATACTACTGTGACGATGAGCCAAATTATCTTGATGAATATGCTGCCGCGTTGCCAGATGATCTGCCGGTGATTCCGAAAGCGGTTAGTGAATGGATCAAAGAGTGCAAGCACAGAAATGTTACATTGGCAGATACATTATGCATGGAAATGCGCCCCGAAAACGTTAGGAACTGGATGGCATTTAAAGATGGGAATGTTGCTAAGGGGTTCGATAGTGCAGGTTATCGGCGCAAGCAAGAAATAATGGCAAGTGCATGGGTGCTAGGTTCCTGGCGCGTTGAGGAAACCGGGGAGGTAGTCAAGCTATGAAAGCAAAGAAATCTCGGAAAACGGCAACCATTGAGGCGGAGCAATTTAACGAAGCTAAATGGCAAGAAAAATATCGTGCATGTCACAACCCTGATCAGTGGGAAGCATTGGCTCATCCTTACGGCATTGACCGTTATCATGGTCACTTTATTATTGTGACTCTTGAAGGCGATCTTATCCTGCATGATGGGGACTGGATCGCAACAGGCATCAACGGCGAGCACTGGCCAATTGCTGACGACATTTTTCGGAAGACATATGTGGAGGCGGAGAAATGAACCCTTTTGATTCTTTTGAGTATGGTTCAACTATGGAAACAGCGCTAAAAGGCTACATCTTGCCTGACAATATGGACGGATATACGAGGCTAGATACGCTGATAGAAATACTAGAAGAAGAGTGTGAAGCCGAAGAGATTGATGAGAATGGTCTAATTGCTGAAAAAGACCTACCAGCATTCAGGCGTATGTGGAAAGAATCACCCGCAGAGTTCGTTGAAATAATCGCTGTTGAATGGGTAAGCACCTTTGAGGACAAACAGCTATTGGAGGGGAAGCAATGATTGCCGTCATGCTGCTAATCTCAGGTGCTGCAATGTGGATGTGGGCTAACTGGAAAAACAAGCATTAGGAGATGAACAGCTTGGACAGCAAACGAGCATTGGCCGAAAACATTAGGAAGAATATATACGATCTGGGCATGACACAAGCCAAATATGCAAAAGAGATCGGGATACCCATCACCACGCTTGAATATGTAATATCTGGTAAGGGCAGTGTTTCACTTAACACCTTAGATAAAATCGCATATGGAGCTGGGATTGATCCATGGGAGCTCATTCGGCCTTCTGAAAGCAAATAAAAAAGCGCGCCTGATTAGGGACGCGCCGGAGGCCAGACGTACGATTGAGAGTAAATGGAATCAAAGATTAGAAGTTGGCCTCCAATGACAGTATAGCAAACGCACATGTTGAACGCACGTTTAAAAGCATCAAAAAAGCGCGCCGGGTGTTGACGCGCTCTGGAGGCCAGTGTGTGAATTGAACCAGGGTAATAGTCATTTTGGAGTGGGCCTCCGAAGACAGTATAACAAAAAACCGCCGGATTAGCGACGGGTGGAAGACAGGGACTTTTATGCAATACATGGCTTTTGAATAATGGAGCTTAAGCCACCATCTTCACAAACAGTATAACAAAAGCGCACCACTACGGCACGCTTATCCCCCAAACTTTTACAAATTTAATCATACCATAAGGAGTGGACGCAGTGGTGCGAGCAACGAGATATTTTAGCCCAATTGATCATGACAAAACAATTGAAAACGCCAAAGAGGTCTTGGGGAACTACTGGCATCATAAGCGGCTCGCTCAACGCACCAAAATAGCGCTCAGAAGCGCCGTGATGGACGGCATGCCTAAGTCACCTAGCTATGGCAACAAAGCCGAGGACAAGCTCGTGTCGCACGCTGACGAGCTGTACTATATAGCGTGCTGTGAAGGTGCTATCGAATCTCTGGATTCAGCGAATCATCGGCTTATACTAACAAGTTCTTACTTAACCAAACGATATAGTGACCAGCAAATAATGGACAAGCTGTTTTTATCAAAAGCCCAGTATTATCGAACAAAACGAGAAGCGCTAATCGCATTCGCTGAGATTTGTCCATTGGTTGAAATCGAGATGAGACCTTTGTGAGACCTTTCAACTGTTTTTCCGTCATATGATGGTATTGTGCCAAAGGTGAAAAACCTAAGACACCGCGTTTTTCCTCCGAGCCTCAGTGATGATAAAGCTGTGGCAAGGCGTGGCAATGAGGACTGGCTGAGATAGTCAGGCGGGTTCGATTCCCGCATGCCACATTTCACCCGTGAAGGTCTGTGACGGAGTAGCTACCGTCACTACGTCCCGATACGCCTACCATGACGATGAGTTAGCAGGGTGAAATTATATGCCTCCTTAGAGGCTGAGCTGCCCGGTTGAGCGGGACCAGCCACGGCAGGTCGTGGCACAGTTCATTGTCCAGTTTAGCGACCGGACACAGCTTGCGATGACCCCATCTGACACTGGGAGAGCGAGCAAATCGCTGTGGCGGAATAGGTAGACGCCAACCAGTAAATGCGCATAGTTAGAGGGGCTGGCAATGGCCCATGTCGGGTGCAAATCCCGACCAGCGACTTAGCTGTTAGTTTTCTTTCGGATGTATGGTCAGCCACAATTATGTGGAAGGTGGATAAACGTTTTGCAGAAACAAAAAATTCACACCATTTTTGATAACCTATTGTTGTGCGCAGATAAGCAACAGGCGCAAACATACCAAGAACAGTGCCCAGAAATGCAGTGTCGTTCTATTAACGTAATAGCAAAAATGGATGCCCTAAAGGTCCTTCATTTTGGAGTTTCTCCCGGCTTGTACACTCAGTGTCAATACGACGCAATCATGATGAAAAAGCTAAAGACCGTAACACGTATTCTGAACAATGCCGTGAGAGCAACGAGGGAATCCGTAGAAGACGCTTCGGCGTCTTTTTATTTACCCGAGCACTCCGCCAAACGGTGAGGTGCTATTTTTGTGCAACAAAAAAGCCCTCGCTCTGGGAAAACGAAGGCCAATCACTTTTGAAGTGTGAGAATGAACTCACTAAGTCATTGTAACACAATACTTATAATAGGCACATAAAAAAGCTCTCGGGGACGAGTCCGAGGGCTTAAGAACTCGGGAAGTTCTTTATGAGGAAGCTGAGCAGAATCTCTAAACTGCTCACGGTCATTATATTTCAGGAGGCGAGTAGATGCAATGGACAGATGAACAAATCAGTGGCATTAGGAAGCTCGCCTCTGAAGGCTTTACAAGACGCGAGACAGCTGACAAACTTGGAATTAGCTATGATGCGCTTCAGGGAAAAGCAAGACGGCTTGGGATCGAGTTCCAGAAGCCACTGAAAAATGAANATGAGCCAAATAAAGACCCACGAACTTTGATGGAGTTGTGTGGATACGATCCTGATAAGTTCGAGATGGTCTTAGGCGACTACAAAGTGTATGAGCAGCATAGTACCGAAGACGGCACAGTTCCGCAGTACAGCATTCATATTCGCGTAAAGCCGAAACAAGGCTTATCGATAAGTGAAATGGCTGAAGCGTTCAACGACAAAATCATTCCGGTCAATTACGGCATGAAGAAGTCGGGCGATCGCAACTTAGTCATCCCATTGCCTGACCTGCATTTTGGCTGGACAACATTCGCCGATCTAAGAGACATGGTGAGTCAACTTAGAGAGATCATCATGGACGGCTACAACGAGATTGTGATCGAGCAATTGGGAGATCTATTCCATAGTGATCAGATTCATGCAACACAAACGGTTAGAGGGACACAACTAGATCACGCAAACATGCGTCAGGCATTCCATGATGCAGTGAAGCTGTTTGATCAAATTGTTCCGCTGGCAATTGAATATAGCAATCGCGTCTCAATCAAGAGCGTGTTCGGTAACCATTCAGGTGATCTCGAATACGCTTTTCTTTATGCGCTGATAGATCGCTATCCGCAAGTATACGTTGATCTCAATGACAGTAATCCGGCAACCGACTGGCGCTGTGCATACTTGCTGGGGCATGTTGGCATTATGCTCGCCCACGGAGATGTAGCCAAGGACAAGCTTACAGGGCTTTTTCCATTTGAGTACAAAAAGATATTCAATATGGCGAAAACATACGAGCTTCACTCAGGCCACTATCATAGCGAGCGGTTTAAAGATGATCGTGGCATTATGTGGCGTCAGCTTGGAACTGCAAAGCCAAATGATCCCTATGAGATTAAGAATGGCTTCACCACAGGCAAGCATTTGCTGTATGCGTTCGTTTATGACGACACGCGATTGAGGTGCACCTATGAACTCAACTAACGGAATGAAGCGAGTCGGTTACGGATATGTAAGCCACACAGAGCAAGCGATCATTGAGAAACTATCGAGAGAAGAGAAACACATGCAAGCAATTATCTACACGAAGCCACACTGTCAAAAGTGTCGGCGCACAGCGATGAAGCTAAAGCAGGTCATGCCGGTGTCAACCATCACAGCAGACGCAGACGACTACGAGCGGTTCCGCAAGCTGGGATATCGATCAATGCCAGTCGTAACAGTCTACAAGGCAGACGGTACCCACGAAACGTGGTGCGACTTGCAGGTTGACAAGATCAAACAATACACGGAGGAATAGACATGCTATTCGATAATGCTATAGGCCAAAGTAGGCAATTGTCTCACCGTCAGTTGCCTCCGCCAGCACCAGTGCTACCAAAAATGGAAGGATACGTGCCGACTCGTGCCACTGCAACTAAGAAATACAAAGACAATCTGATTGCTGATGTGAATGAGGCCATTAATCAAGGAATTAATACTACATCCCCAATCTCAATTGGCGTTTCCAAGTACAATCCAGCAGTTGTTAATGAAGTAATCAGTTTGCTAACGAAATCAGGATGGGATGTTACTAGTCTAAACATTGACGGTAACGGTTCCTATTCGACAATCATATTGTCTTAGGAGGAATTATGCATGCTTAAAGTAGTTAAGCGACTGAAAGAACACTTCTCAGGTAAAAAAGGAACCGATAAGATAACCGTTACGATTGATGCGAACACCGATCCGCTTATGGCCAAACTTGACAAGATCAAGAACGCGGTCGAAAACATCAAGGCTGACGCGACACCGGAAGTTTCGCCAACCTTAACTGCGTATGGTCTATGTGATGCTAAGTTGCCTGATATCGAAGACGTTGAGATACCAGATCATGCAGGATTCAGCGAATCATTCATTGCAGATCAAGACAAAGCACTGAACGACTTTCAGCAAAAGCAGGAGCAGTTATGGCAGCGCACAAGCACTCCACATGTTCGTATCGAATTCGATGACATTAATGATGTGCCTTGTGTTTGGGTTGATGGCAAACGGATTGATAGATCAGATACAGGGCTCGTTAGCGTTTCACTTGACTGGCATACAAAAGATCCAGCGGCAACAGATCATGTTATCCAGGCGTATAAAATCGAATATTTAAAGGGGGATCACCGCGAAGGAATCGCTCAGGGGTCTGCGATGGGACCTGATCTCTTTAAGAATGATATCCATGCCAAGTAAGAAGCTTGCCTTTATAAATGGCAGACCACAATTGGTTGATGCCAATGCTCGTGTTAGATCGGAGGCGGATAGGCAGTACAACCGTGTGCGGAATGAGCAGCAGTCGGACTACCTTAAGTTCTATCACAGTAATGGATGGAAGCAGCTGCGTGAGCAGATATTGATTAGAGACAACAGTTTATGCCAACGCTGTGGTATGCAAGCCTCATTAGTTGATCATATTGTTCCAAGCGAAGATGACTGGGAAGACCGCACGAACGCGGATAATCTGCAGGCTTTATGCAGGGACTGCCACTATTGGAAGACGAGACGTGAGACAACCAAGCGTAAGAAGGGACAGCATCGAGCCATGAAGATTACAGTAATCGTTGGCTATCCAGCAAGTGGCAAGTCAACGTACGTCAAGCGACATCAAGGACAGCATGACCTCGTCTATGATTACGACCATCTCATGACGGCGTTAACAGGCCTGCCATTACATCAGGGCAATATAGACGCCAATGATTATGTGCAGCTAATCTATGAACTGATACTGCGGAAGCTTAAAGCAGAGCAGACCTTTGACCATGTATGGTTAGTCATGACATATCCAGATGAAAAGCTAGACACGTTGCTTGCTAGTCGAGAGGTCGAACACATACTCATCGACACTGACCGAGACACATGCGTGCAGAGACTGTCTAAGCAAGGTCGAGATGTGAGTCAACTCATCAAAGCGATGAACAAACTTGATGAATTGAAATCACAAAACAAATTTAAAAAATTCAAAGAAATAAAAAATTAAAAAACGAATTTTCGAGAATTTATCGGGCGACTTCACGGGCTGGAAACGGCTAGACCCCCTTCCATTTTTATCGGGGGTTACATTTCTTAGAACAGAAGAACGGTCGGCCTCTTTTTTGCACCCCAAATTGTAACGATTTTTAAGGCGGCAGGGGTAAACACAGCCCATTTTATATAGATATTAGGAGGTGAAGTGGGAAATGGCTGGAAAATACAAAGTGCTGCAAATGTCGAAGGGTGATTTGACCAAAGAACGGCAGGAAGCCAAACTACATGCGGAATTGATGGCCAAAGATGGCATTCCAAAACTTCAGGTAACACCGCCTAATCATCTTGACCCAGTTGCAAAACAAGAATACAAGCGAATCATCGAATCTTTGGGGACCTTACCACTTAGAGATCTCGATCGCGCCGAGTTGGAAAATTATTGCACATGGTATTCCGTTTATAAAAACACTTCGGTCAACATGAAGCTGGCTTTAAAGAATGGAGATCAAGATGAGTATTATGCATACGTTGGCATATTGAATAAAGCAACGGCAAATATTAAAAGTCTAGCCAGTGATCTTGGTCTTAATGTCAATAGCCGGATGCAGATGAGCATGCCTAAGACCGAAGCACAGAAAAATGATTCAATCATTGATACTTTTGGCTGACTGCGATGGAGGTGATGTTGGTTGTCAAAATTTAAGGATCCAATGCCTAATTTCATAAAGCGTGTGCTGGACGGTCGTCTTATTACCTCTAAGGCAGTTAGTCTCGCGGTGAAACGGCATCAGGAAGACTTGAAACGAACAGATTGGCGATGGCATTATGATCCAAATCTAGCGGGAAAGGCAGTTAAATTTATGGAAATTCTGCCGGAACCAAAAAGTGGGAAACCACAACCATTGGCACCGTTTCAGAAATTCATTATTGGCAGTATATATGGCTGGGTTGATAAAGATGATTCAAATATAAGGCGATTTACCGATGTGTTCATTTCGATGGCACGAAAAAACGGTAAGTCGCTTTTGATTTCTGGCGTCATTCTTTATGAGTTTCTGTTCGGAAAGAATCCAGCCAACAAACGGCAATTATATACCGCTGCTAATGATCGCAAGCAGGCCGGCATTGTATTCGGAATGGTCAAAGACCGACTACGTGCACTCATGCGGAAAGACCCTGGTATCAAACGAATGGTTAAGATTACGCGAGATGAACTTGTCAATTTAGACGACGGATCAACAATTCGCTCATTCTCTCGTGATACAGGACTTGTCGATGGCTATGAACCCCATGTTGCGGTGGTTGACGAATATGCCAACGCTAAAACAACAGATATGATTGAAACCCTTGCCTCAGGGCAGGTGTTACTGCCTAGTTATCTGACGTTCATCATTTCAACGGCTGGATTCGACATGAACGTGCCAATGTTTCAACAAAATTATCCGTATGCAAAAAAGGTGTTATCCGGTGAAGAAAAGGCAGAACGCTATTTTGCATTCATTGCTGAACAAGACAACGTACAAGAGGTTGATGACCCCAACTCTTGGATCAAATCGAATCCGCTACTTGATGTTGATACCTTACACGGCCAAATCAGTGATTATCTGACGGCTAAGTTAGCTCAAGCCCGTGCTGATGGCAGTCTAAACGCTAAATTAGTCAAAAACTTCAATATTTGGCGACAAGCTACAGAAGACAGTTATCTAGATTTCGATGCTTGGAAAGCGGCAGAGCTGACCGACAAGCCCGATATTCGCGGGCAAAGAGCATGGATTGGCATTGATGTCGGTCGTACAAGCGATCTATTCGCTATTTCTTGGCTAATTCCCCAGGATGGCTGGTGGTGGCTTGATGGGTATGCATTTGTTGCTTCAAAAGGTGGCATCGATAACAAAATCAAGACAGATCGGATTGACTACTTGGCTGCTGAACAACACGGTGAAGGCGAGATCAGCAGCTTAGAGTCAGGTATCATTGACAACGATCGGGTATATGAATGGCTCGAAGACTTTATTGAGCGTAATGACTTAGATGTTCAAGGAATCATGTACGACCCTTATCAATTTGGACCAATGCTAACGGCAATTGAGAAGAATCATCCTGAGTGGCCGATGGTACAGGTGCGACAAGGAACGCTAACGCTGTCAATGCCGACCAAACAGTTTCGTGATGATGTTATCAGTGGTCGCATAAAGCATTCAGATAATCGCATTATGCAGGCCGCCGCAATGAACGCGGTTCTAATGTCTGACAACAACGGCGTCCGTATTAATAAGAATAAGTATGCTAACAAAATAGATATGATTGATGCTGCGCTTGATGCTTATGCCATCGCTTTTAAGGAAGACTTGGACAACTATTTGGACGACGACCGTGTGTTTAGTGACGACTTTGGCTTTTAGGAGGTGAGAATGTGAATGGAAAACTAGCTAACTTTTTCAGAATTCTTGGCGCAAATATGGCTGGAATTGCCACTGTTTTAGGCTTCATTTTAGCTGGATATGGGGCTTTTTTGATCAATAGGCCTACTGGATTCATGGTTTGCGGCGGCTTGTTGTTTGTTCTCGCCTTTATTCTGTTGCTTCCTGATAACGAAGGGAGGTGAGATAAATGAAGCTATTTCGAGGATTGGCAACCGAAGTGGACCCTCACTGGGCAGATCATTTGCTTGATTCAGGGGTAATTCCATCATTTCGAGGTGGATACCTTGGCATTTCTGCCTTACGGAATTCTGACGTGCTTACGGCTGTATCGATTGTTTCGGGTGATGTTAGTCGTTTTCCGCTAGTAATCACGGACAGTTCAACCGATGAGGTTGTTGACCTAGCCAATATTGAATACTTGATGAATACGAAGGTAAATAAGCGGCTGTCGGCTTATCAGTGGAAATTTTCCATGATGGTCAATGCAATTTTGACCGGCAATGCTTATTCGCGTATTGTGCGCGATCCGATAACCAACGAACCGGCTATGTTTGAGTTCTATGCCCCATCACAGACGCAGGTGGACACAAGCGACCCCGATAACATCATCTACCGTTTCACGCCTTACAATTCTAGCATGCAAAAAATATGTGGATTTGAGGACGTCATTCACTGGAAGTTTTTCTCATACGACACAATCATGGGGCGCTCACCGCTGTTGTCGCTTGGTGATGAGATTGGACTGCAGGAGTCAGGTGTTTCAACCTTACAGAAGTTCTTCAAGAGCGGTTTGAAAGGCTCAATTATCAAAGCAAAGGAGAGTCGCCTGTCCGCCGAAGCACGACAGAAGATTCGTGAAGATTTTGAAAGGGCACAGGCAGGTGCTGATGCTGGATCGCCAATTATAGTTGACGCAACGATGGATTATCAGCCGTTGGAAGTTGACACCAACGTTCTTAATCTGATTAATAGCAATAACTATTCAACAGCGCAGATTGCGAAGGCTTTGCGGGTGCCAGCGTATCGATTAGCCCAAAATAGTCCTAACCAGTCTGTTAAACAGCTTGCTGATGACTATATTCGCAATGATCTTCCATTCTACTTTGAACCGATTACAAGTGAGTTTGAATTAAAGCTGCTTGATGACGCGCAACGGCACCAATATTGCATAGGATTCGACACAAAGTCAGTAAACGGATTGCCGATTGCTGACGTAAATACAGCAGTTAATGGCGGACTGTGGACTGGAAACGAGGGACGCGCGGAGCTTGGAAAGAAACCGTTAAAAGACCCGAACATGGATCGTATTCAGTCGACACTTAACACAGTATTTCTTGATCAAAAGGAAGCATATCAAGCTGAACATGCAGCAGAATTGAAGGGAGGTGATACTAATGCCAAAGGAAATCAGAATGGCAGCGGCACCAATGCAAATTCGTGATGGTGATGATGATCATCCTGCCGTTATTGAGGGCTATGCCCTTAAGTTCGACAGACGATCCGAGATTATGGGCAGTGGTGAGCTAAGTTTCCGCGAACACATTGACCCACACGCACTGGACAATGCGGACATGAGTAACGTTGTTGCGCTATTTAATCATGACCAGAACCAAGTGTTAGGCCGCACGGGAGTCAATTTAGAGCTGACGGTTGATGAAACGGGGCTCAAATATACGTTGACACCTCCAGATACACAGCTTGGGCGTGATTTGTTAGAAAATGTTCGTCGGGGAATTATCAGCCAATCAAGTTTTGCATTCACGATTGCACCAGACAAAGATGCACAGAAGTGGCAAAAATCTAATGAACGTGGTGTGAAGTATGACCGCACTATCAACAATATTGATCATTTGTTCGATGTCTCTCCAGTAACCACGCCAGCATATCCGGATACTGAGGTAAAGGTCGGAGCACGATCGTTGGAACAGATAAAAGCGCTAGATCAGCCGCCAGAATGGGAACTTAAGCGGTGTAAGATGCTTTATCAATTGAATAAAGAGGACTTGCTCAAAGGCATCGAATAATCGGTGCCTATTTTTATACAAAAAATAAGGAGGGTCACTAGATGACTTTAGATGAAAAATTAGCTGCTGTTAAAAAGCAACTTGATGAAAAGCGTTCAGGATTGCCAGCTATGAAGACAGAGCTTCGTTCTTTACTTGAAGGTGAAGATTCCGAGGAAAACCTGAAGAAGGCAGAAGGCGTTCGTGCCAAGTATGATAAAGCTGGCAAAGAGATCAAAGATCTTGAAGAAAAACGTGACTTATACGAGGCTGCGTTGAAAGGCAATGAACAGCCGAGTGGGAAGAAGCCCGATCATCCGGAAGAGCATAGCTATCGCGATGCACTGAATGCTTATTTGCATACTCGTGGTCGTAATACTGATGGCGTCAATTTTGAAAAGACAGAAGCTGGTGAATTTGCAATTTTTCGTGCCGCTCCTACCGATGCCAGTGATGCTGTAAATGCCGGTGTCAAGGCTGCAGATGCTGCCTTGACCATTCCAGAAACTATTAGCAATACACCACAGCGTGAATTGCAGACTATTGTTGACCTGAAGCCTTTCACGAACGTATTCCAAGCCTCCACACAAAAGGGTACTTACCCAACAGTTGCAAATGCCACAACCAAGATGGTCACTGTCGCCGAGTTGGAAAAGAACCCAGCAATGGCAAAACCGGACTTCAAATCGATCGACTGGTCTGTTGAAACGTATCGTCAGGCTCTTCCGGTTTCACAGGAATCTATTGACGACTCCGCAATTGATTTGGTTGGGTTGATTGCCCAGAACGCACAACAAATTAAGGTCAACACGACCAACAGTGCCGTTGCAACTCTGCTGAAAGGCTTCACTGCCAAGACGATCTCTAGCATTGATGATTTGAAGCATATCAACAACGTGGATTTGGACCCTGCGTACTCTCGTGCAATCATCGCATCCCAGAGCTTTTACAACTTCTTGGACACAGTTAAAGATGGCAATGGCCGCTACTTGCTGCAAGACAGCATCTTGACCCCGTCTGGCAAGAGCGTTCTTGGTATGCCAATTGCTGTTGTATCTGACGACACGTTGGGGGCAGCAGGCGAAGCACACGCCTTTTTGGGCGACATCAAGCGGGCAATTCTGTTTGCTAACCGCGCAGACTTCATGGTGCGTTGGACGGATGACCAGATTCACGGTCAATTCTTGCAAGCAGGAATGCGCTTTGGCGTATCTGTTGCTGACAAAAAGGCTGGCTACTTCCTCACATACACCCCAAAAGTGTAACGCCTGACGGAGTGACTTTGAGCCAGAAGACGTTCACGGGTGGTGTCGGTGCCACAAAAGATATCACGGTGACAGTCACTCCTGATGGCGCTCCTCAAGCAGTTAAAGCTGTGTCGAGCAATGAAAAAGTCGCTACGGTTGTTAAGAAGTCCGATGGTGTCTACACTATTACCAATCTGACAGCGGGCACAGCGACAATCACATTTAGCACTAATGGCATCAGCTCAACGCTTGCTGTTACTGTTAACGCCGGGTAGGTGACTACTATTGGAAGATACTAAGTTTGACAAAAGCCCACTGACTGATGAACAGTTTCAGGTTCTGAAAATGTACTTGAAAGTTGATCAGACAATCGAAGACCCAATGATTATGCAACTGGTGCATGACGCTTGTGGTGAAATCAGTTCGGCTATTAGTTTTGGATCAAATCCGGAACAATTTCTAAGCAATCCAGAAACTCGGGATCGTTTCTTCACAGCGCTCATGAAGCAAGTGAAGGAAGACTATGACTACCGAGGTATGGGTGCTGAAGTCATGCGCTTTCCGTTGCAAACATCAACCACAAATATCATCAATCAGCTTCGCTCAGAATTACCGGAAGAGGATGGTGATTCTGATGCGAACTAATCGAATGACTGAGAGAATTGCGTTCGTCAGCTATGAGTCAAAAAAGGTTAACGGAGTTCCGGTTGATGGTGTGCTCGTTAAGCATATGACGGTTTGGGCGGAAGTTCCTAAGGTACCAATCAGAGAAGCAAATGATCCACAGACGAAGTTGGGCACTCGCAAAGACAGCCCGACTTTTTTAGTGCGATTTTTGACCGCAGAGGAAATCCAACCAACTTGGAGAATTCAATGGCGTGGTAATGAATATCAAATCACAGGGCTTGATCCTGATTACGAGAGGCGCGATCTGACAACGATTACGGCAAAGGCGGTGAGCTGATGGGCGTAAAAGTCACAGGGGATGCTGAACTGCTTGCTAATCTTAACAAGCTCCAATTTGGAGTTGCAAAAGAGGCTCGAGCGGCTGTCCGAGATGGCGCACAGAAGTTTGCCGACAAGCTAAAAAGCAAAACGCCTGAGTGGAATGGTGAAACTGATATGAAGGGACATCTGAAAGATGACATTCAGCTTTCAAGTGTCCGTGAAACGAGTGGTGTAACAGAAGTAGACGTTGGATATGGTAAAGATACCGGCTGGCGTGCTCACTTTCCAAACTCGGGCACTTCAATGCAGGATCCGCAACATTTCATTGAGGAAACCCAAGAAGTCATGCGGCCAGTTGTTATCGCTGCTTTCCTAAGCCACTTGAAGAAAGGCGGGATGTAATGGCACCTGAAAAACGTGTTTATGACATCCTGTCAGCCAAATTGGATATTGCTGACAAGGTGAATATAGGCACTCCAGACTTCAATAACCAGACTAGTGAAACTCCCGAGAGTCTAGCTCCATGGGTAAGAATCACTTCTTTGCCCGGTGATGCTGCTGATTATGCTGACGATTCTAGAATCCTAGAGTATCCGAAAGTACAAGTGGATTTTTGGGTGGACAAAACGGACTGGAATCAACAAGAAAAAATTGAAACACAGATTTATCAAGCACTACATGCGGCTGGCTGGGAAAGGTATTATCGCAACTCCTATGTTGATGGTGATACTCCAGCCCTTCGCATGACAACAGGATACTTTCAGTTTCAAGGACTGCCGATTGGCTAGTCCTTTTTAATTTCCTAAAGGAGGATTTTTAATATGGCAGAAACTGCTGTAACAACTAATAAGAAGTTAGCAAAATTTGGGGCTTCGGCCTTTGAATACGGTGTTGTCGGTGATGACGACTTTGTACCAAGCACACGAAAGATTCAAGGCTTATCTAGTGTGAAATTGGATATTAAAACAGAGCAAAAGACGCTGTCCGCTGATGATGGCCCGTACTTGATTCTTTCTGGTGGCATCACAGAAGCAACCGAAACAATCGAAATGTACGATGTTGATTCCGTTATGAAGTCTGATTTATTTGGCATTAAGGTTGTTAATGGGGTTGAAGTATATCCAAAGAATCTTAGCCCTAATTACGTCGCGACTTTGTTCCGCACGAAGCTTTCAAATGGCAAGTACGTTTGGGTTGGTATGCTCAAGGGAATGTTCTCACTTCCGAACGTTGATACCAAGACTGTTGACGGCACACCAGATCCAAGTGCTGACAGTATCGAAGGCTCATTTATTCCTCGAGGTGACCAAGATACCGGCAATGTTGTGTTGATTGGTCGTGAAGACAACGATGGATTCAATTTTGATACCTTCCACGGCTATGTATTCCCTAAGGAAGCTAAAGACGCGACTATTGTCTCAACTACTGTCCCAAAAGTGTAGGTTGATCCGGATAATGACGTGAATAAACAAGTTACTTTCAAAACGTCAGATCCCACAGTTGTCACCGTTTCCAGTGATGGAACTGTGGCTTAGCAATGAACTCGTCGCCTTGTAAATGCACAATACGCGAACAGCGGGCGGCTTATACCTAAGGAGATTAAGCATGGCATATCAAATTAAACTAAATATCAAGGGTGAAACGTGCGTGTTCACACGAAATGGAGAGCCAACATTACGTGATACCACGAACGCCTTAAAAGTGCAGCAACAACAATTGCGCATGCTAAACCGTAAAGATGGCCCTTCAAACGATGATTACGATGAGAACGAGAAAAACTTAGCCAAATTTGCGGTTGATTTCTGGAAAAACCAGTTTACTACCGATGATGTTATTGATGGCTCTTCGATTTCTTTGAAATCTCTGGATTCAATCAATGACGCCATTGGCGATTCTCTAAGCGATGGTGAAGAGGATAAGAAGGACACAGCAAAAAAATCACCGAAGCGGACGTCAAAGAAGCCATTAGCAACCTTGACGACTTCTACAAAGCAAGGCTCTCTGAAGGCTACCGATTAGCTGACGTTGATGCTATGACGCTCCGCGATATTGAAAAACTTAACCAGATTTACGAGGAACGGGAGACCACGATCGACAAGGCCTTTCCGTTCCTTTTCTAGTTCTATGAAAGGAGGTAAAACATGTTAGGAAATCTCGGACAAATTGCGGCTACCGTAAGCTTGAACATTGATCCGTTTCAAGTAAGCCAGCGAGTTTTGAACTCTTCAATTAAAGCAACTGCCGCTGAGTTGCGGGCGCAAGATGCTGCGTTTAAGGGCTCTGAAAAGTCTATCAACAACATGCGTTCAACCTATGACACATTGAGCCGCCAGTCAAAGAACTACCAAGCTCAGCTTCAGAAACAGCGAGAACAGTATGATGAAAATTCGAAAGCGGTTGAAAAACTTAATAAAAGTGAGACTGCATCGCAGGAAGAAATTAATCGTGCTACAAAGCTGCAAGCTAATGCTGCATCACAGTATAATCGGACTGCTGCCGCTGCTGCTCAAAATGAAAATCGAATGGCGGCCTTACGCAAAGAGATTGCGCTGCAAAGTGACGGCTGGACTAAAGTATCAAACGGTGCATCAAAATTTGCTACAGCCACAGGGAACATTGGGTCTAAGCTCACCGGATTCGGTTCTAAGATGACGGCAGCTGTCACTGCGCCATTAGCTGTTGGTTTTGCAGCAGCAGCTAAGTCAGCCATTGATTTCAACAGTCAGATCGATGCTATTGGCCCGCTGCTGACAAATGGTGCAGCCGTTACTGGAAAGTTCAAAGCACAACTTAACGAAATGGCTGATGCTTCCAAAAAGTGGTCAGTTCAATATGGCATTTCGACTACTCAGATTAACCAAGGATTGGCCGATTTAGTTCGTGCTGGTTATGATGCTAATCAGTCAATGAAAATGATGCCTGCAATCTTGGACGCATCACGCGCTTCTGGCGATGATTTCAACACCACAATGGATGTCGTCACCTCAACGATGACACAGTTCAATGTCAAGGCGGGTAATGTGTCAAAAGTAACCGATGCCATGACTTATGCAGCTAATGCCACCAAGTCTGGCTTTGGTGATATGGGCGAGGCCATGCAGTACACTGGACAATCAGCAAATGCGGCGGGTATCTCGCTAAATGAAACGGTGGCAGCGATTGGCTTACTATCGAACGCAGGCCTGCAAGGATCAATGGCAGGCACAGCATTCAATGCGATGTTGCAAAAGCTTGCTGGTGCATCCGAAAAGGCCGATTCGCCAATGTCTGCTCTTGGTGTAAATGTAACAGCATTTAAAAAAGGCACAATCGGTTTGCCAGAAGTTATTGATCAGGTCACACAAAAGACCAAAGGCATGTCCGATGCTCAAAAGGTTGCCGCAGTTAATGCCGCATTTGGCGAGCGCGGTGGCCGTGCAATGCTCGCTTTGATGAACCAAGGCAGCTCTGCACTGGTTGACTTGACTAATAAAACTGCTAGTGCTGCTGGGGCAACTAAAAAAGTATCTGATGCCATGGGTAATACCGCTGCTGCGAATTTTAACAAGCTCAAAAGCTCGATTCAAGTCCTTGGCATCGAAATTGGCCAGAACTTACTACCTGCTTTGACACCGATGATTAAAACCGCAACGCAAATGGTGCAAGCGTTCGGAAAGCTAGACTCAGGTACTCAGCAGTCAATCGTTAAGTTTGCACTGTTTGCAGCAGTCATTGGTCCTATCAGTTCTTCTCTTGGCGGGATGTTCAACATCCTTAAAGGCGGTGCCACTGTATTTGCTTCTGTTACGGGAGGTATTGGGCGAGCCGCTACAGCCGCGAAGCTCGGTGGAACTGCAATGGATGTGCTCAAATCCGGGTTTAGTAAAGCAGCGTTTGAAGCGCTGAAGATTGCACCTGCAGCGGCTGCGGCAGCAGATGGTGCTTCTGGAATGGGAGCGGCCATGGGCGGAGCCGCAGCGAGCGGAACAGGTTTGCTAGCGGCATTGGGTCCAATCGTACCAGTTGTTTTAGGTGTAACAGCAGTCGTCGGTGCCGGTGTAGCCATCTGGGAATTGTGGGGCAAAAAGGCTCTTGAGTCTGCTGACAGAACTTCACGATGGGGTACTGATATTGGTGCCGATGCCGACCGATCTGCTTCCAAAATGAAAGATGCCTCTGGGGCAATTTCTGGTGCTTTTGATGATACAAACCACACAGTCACCCAGAATGCTAAGACGATCTCTAAAGGGTTCGACGATTTAACAAAAGCTGCAAAAGAAGCCGCTGATCAGTCTGAGACAGCAGCGAAGAAATTGGCTAAGAGCCTCGGCGGTGAAGCCGCAGAAAACATTGAAAAGCAGGCCGCTAAGGAAAAAGCCGCTAACGCTAAGCGAATCAAAGAGATGGAAAGCAACAACGAAAAGGCCCAAGCCATTACTGCATCGTTTAACAAGAGCGGAGCACAGATGACGGCTGACCAGTATCAACTGTTGGATAACTACCGTCGTAAAAACGCTGCACTGGCTGTCAAGACGCTACAGATTTCTGGATCACAACAGAATAATGTTCTTAAAGCTGTCCTTGGTGAGAGAACACGAATGTCTAAGAGTGCTGCCCTAGAGCAGTATCAAGATATGTGGAACGCCTCTAACAAGGAAAACAGCGCCTATAAGGCAGCACAGGACAAGATCAACACCGAGTACAAGAACGATGCCACTATGCGTAATACAGCACTTGAAGGCTTAGAAAAAGACCACCAGAGCAAAATGAAAGTCATCTATGCTGGCGCAATTCAAGCCATGAAAGCGCAAGGAACATCGCGCTCAGAAATGCTAGCGGAACTGCAAACAGACTTTCACCTGACAAGTTCACAAGCCGAGTCTGCTATGAGCAGTTATGAGAAGTCTATGGCAAAAGGAGTTAAGAGTAACCGAGATTTTGCAGCCGCTACTGAAGGATTTGGTAAAGCGGCTCAAGAAGCTGGTGATCACTGGAATAGTCTTGTTTTTGATCCCAAGACTGGGAAGGTGAAGACAAATCTTCCTGAAGTGTTGAAAGATACGGCCAGCACTAAAAAAGGTTGGCAGCAACTTAAATTCGATTTAAAGAATGCCAAGATCACCTCTAATGCCAAACAAATGATTGTTGAAGCACTTGCTTTTTCTAAACAATGGCAGAAATTGAGCGTTCCCGAAAAGAATGCAATTATCCGTACTCAGGGACGCGAGCAACTTGCTGATATTATGGATAAGTTTGTTTCCTGGAATAGTCTGTCGCTTAAAGATCAGCAAGCAATTGTGAAGGGCGATTACACGCCTTTAGTAAATGCTTTAGTCAAGAGTGGAGACTGGAACAATCTCACCTTGAAACAGCAAGAAGCCATTGTTAAAGATAAAGCAACAGCGCCATTAGTATCTTCACTTCAGCAAACCGGCGAGTGGCAGAAGCTCGACTTAAAAGTTCAAGAAGCGATTGTCAATGCTAAAGGCAAGAAAGATCTTGAAGACATCCTTTTTGACATGGAAGTTTGGAACAAGCTTCCAAATACGCAGAAATATGCAACCCTAGTTTCTTTTGGTAAGCAAGACATCGCTGATATTATCGATCAGCTAAATTTGTGGAATACACTTACACCAAAAGAAATCCAAGCTGTTGCAAAGGGTGATACCAGCTCTTTGGTGGCTGCTATTGATAAAGCAAATGACTGGAATCGATTAACTCTTGGCCAGCTAGAAGCAATCGTTAAAGATAAAGCTTCTGCAGGCTTAGTCCAGGCCATGATAAAAACCGGAGAGTGGAATGGACTATCAGTAGAAGAAAAAACCGCTATTATGCAGACCAAAGGCAAATCCGAATTAGCCGATATGGTTGTTAAATACGGTCTTTGGAACAGTCTTCCAAACTCTACTAAAAGCCTGTTGATGAACGATTCCGATGCTCGTACCAAATTAGAAAAAGCTGGAGTTGCAATTGATCAATACAATTTGTTTAAGAACCCCAACGAAAAAGGGCTAAAAGCAAATAATACTGATGTGCTTGTAAAAACAGAAGAAGCCAAAGGGGGCATTCAGAAATACAACGAAGTTCTACCTGGCTTAAAGCTTTTTAATGGGAATTCCAGTGGCGTTAAGACAGAGTCTTCTTCTGGGCAATCAAGTATTGTTAAGTATAACGAGGTATTGCCGGGTTTAAAGCTTTTCAATGGTAATTCATCGTCTGTTAATGGTGCGTCTAATTCTGGTCAAAGCAGTATCATTTTATTTAATGGAAGTAACCCAGTGCTGAAGCCATTTAAAGGCGATTCATCGAGTGTTAATAGCGAGTCATCAAAAGGACAAAGCAGCATTCTGATGTTCAATAGCAAAGATCCATTAATGAGATTATTTAACGGGGATGCAAGTGGAGTATCAGAAGCGTCACAAATTGGCGTCAATGCAGTTGCTGCATTCGGTGGCGATGCTACCATCACAAAAACATTCAGGATTAGTGCAGATGTTGATCCCGCTGTACAACGACTTTTGAACAGTGGCAAGTTTGCACGAGGCACTCAAAACTTTACCGGTGGATTAGCAACTATTAACGACGCATCTGGCACTCGTTATCAAGAGGTCGTCACACTACCAAATGGAGCAAAATTTGTGGCATATGGGCGAGACGTTACCTTACCACTTCCTCGACATACGAAAATTGAAACTGCCATGCAGTCCGCAAGAAACTACTCAATTCCACGTTTTGCTGGTGGCACCACAGACTTCGGAGGCGCTGCTAATAGAATAAACCAATTGAATCCGCAAACCTTTGTTACCAGAATTTCTAGTGGTAGCAATAGTCGTGTTGAGGATTTGCTAGCAAGACTGATCGAATTAACAACTTATAAGATTAATCATACACAACGTACTGAAGGCAAAGTAGTGCTGGAAAATAACCGCGAAATTGGCAAATGGTTGTACCCAACAATTAATGAGCTGGATAAGCAAAACACAATCAGAGAAAGACATGGAAGGGGTGTTTATTAATTGGCAAACTTGATATTTGGAGGACATAAGATTGGTAGTTCCGTTCTGCAGTTTAGTGCTGCTAGGGGAATTACATCAGAGATTGAAAACACTTCCCAGTCTGTGGGAATTAGCGATGGTGAGATGCTTATCAATAGTCGTCTTAAGTCTAGAATCATTCCAGTAACTTATGATTTTGTGGCGCTATCTCGTCGTGAATTTGAACGGCAGTTAGCGCCACTGCTTTATAGCTCGGATGTTCAGAAACTAATCATTGATGATCGTCCTGATGAGTTTTGGTATGCAAAAGTTGACGGCAAGATTGATATGGACCGGGCTTATTTTCTCGGCACTGGTACTATTAATTTTCTGGTTCCCGATGGCATTGCGCACTCGGTAGCCACGAAGACGTTTAACAACATGCCATACAAGGACGTGCCAGTGAACTTGATAACTGGAACTTCTGGACCATTTGTAATGGGCGCTAGCATTCCTGATACTGCTTGGGATACAACTAACCAAGTTTCTGGAATATCTTTGCCAGTTACCACAGGCATGTACCTAGAGGTTTTACCACAAGGTAATGGTTTTCCCTACACGTACATGCCTGGGGTAACTTACACACAGTCGATATACATTAGTACGGATGCACCATTAACAGGGACACCTATTAGTTTTAGTTGGTACACTGATCAGTATGGACATAACACTGCAGGAGCAGACAATCTTGTAAAAGTATCTACAAATGTATATAGA